GGTACAGTTAATGTAACTGTTCCGCTAGAATCACCTGAAATTACGACTGAGGACATATTGTTTTCCTTTAATTTCGTCTATTTTAAAGCACAACCCAGCGTTCGTCAGCAGGAATTGTTACGCTAACACCACTATTGATTGTAATTGGGCCAACAGATTCAGCAGATTTACCTGTGGTTAATGTGTAGTTTGTAGTTACTACTCTAGCGTTTTCAACAAACACTTCATCGCCACCACCACCAGTTGCACCACCGCCTAATTGACCCCAAGCACCGCCTTGATAGCCTTCAAATTGACCAGTAGTGGTGTTGTAACGCATTTCACCATCAACAGGTACGGCAGGGCGTTCTGCTGTTGTTCCTTTTGGGATCAACATATAACCTGTGCCGCCAAATGTAGGGTTTACAAACGCAGTAGTAAATTGTGTGTACTCAACAGCGTTGCCAGCAGTTGTACCAGCCGCAAGATTCTTGATCTTCAGGCTGTTCATGTCTAATTGACCCGTCATTGGGGTCTGACCATCAGCGGCTACTGAACCAGTTAATGCTGTTGCAATGTCAGCAAGGGTGTTATTAGCCCATGTTGAACTAATTGTGGTATTGGTGACTACGGGGTTACCAGCTGGGAGTGAGTAGACCCCCGATCCATTACGGCTCATTTGATGCTCCTTGTTGGGCGGCTTTCATAATTAACAATTTTGCCAGTTTTCGTTGTTCAGGAGTGCCTGAGTTTGCTAAATTTAATACAGGCTTGGCCGCTCTACCTGCCATGTATGCACCTTCGCCAACTACTCTAGGGCTTTGCAATGGCAATGTGGCCAAAGGTAACAAACCTTCCGCACCAAGATTTAATGCCCCTGTTACGGCACTTCCAGCGGTAAAACTAGGCAACACCTTCTGAATACCTCTTGGAGCAATGCTATTTAGCGATTGACCTGCTAATGCTGGCATTAAATCTACGCCAGCTTGGTTTTTAAGGATGTCAGCTAATTGTTGGCGATACTGGTAGCTAGTATTGGCGTTATTACGGGTCAAAGATTGTAGTTTACGAATTGCAGTATCTACAGAAGTCTTGTCACCTACTCCTAATGCTTGCTCAAGTTCACGCTCAAGTTTTAAAGATTCTTCGTAATCACGCATTGTTTTAGCGTAATTAGGGTCTTGTTTAACAATAGTGTTCTTAACCTGACCCCTAGTTTGCGTAAGGATTGATTTAGCCTCGTTAGACATATCGTTTGACCATAGGTCATCGATCCTGCGCTTAAGAGCATCCAAACCTTCTGCTGTGTGCAATTCAGGTTTAGATTTCCACTCGTCAACTACAGACTTAATTTGTCCCACTTCTTTAAGTGTTTTATCGCCAACTCTTGACGCTTCTACACCGCCAACACCTTTGACAGTTAAACCTTTAAGCGTGTCTTGGAATGTAGTATCAATAGGCTTAAAGTCTAAAAACACTTGGTTTTTGTTAGTTGACTGAATGCCTTGTTCGTAAGCCTGTCTACGCATATTTTTAAGCGTTTGCAAGCCACCTTGTGCGGCTTCTAATACATCGCTTGCAGGTACTTCGCCACGCAGATTAGCTAAAAATTGAGGATTCTTATTCATTCCAGCCTTAAACGCCTGTTCTACAGATTCGCCACCTGCGCCAGTAGACAAGCCAAGCATTTCTTTTCCAAGCCATCCAGCACCTTTAACCAAAGGTTTAGCAACCTCACCTATTGGGCCAGTAGCCGCACCAAAAGCCGCAGATTGACCACGCCCTTCGGATGTTGGGGTTAAGGCATAACCAGTACCAGCACCAATAAGTGACTGCTCACCTGTAGCGGCCAAAAAGCTAGGAATCTTACCGATTACATTAGCTACCTGTGGAATAGCTTTAGCCGCACCGACAACCTTTTGAGCGGCAGAATAAGGTACTGCGTATGATGCAATCTGACCTGTTGTACCTGCTACTGGGAATTGTTCTTTAACCTCGCCAGTTAACTTTTCACCAAGACGGGAAATATTGCGACCATATTGCTCATAATCTTTTGGCGCAACCATCTCAGCTAAAGCACCAACGCCTTTAATCAATTCGCCAGTACCTGCAAGAACAGCAGGGCCTACAACCTGATTGCCGCTAAATTTAGGTAATTCAATAGCGTTTAAAAAACGATCGTAAGCCGTTTCTTTTGGCGGCTGTACTTTTTCCCAGCCTTCAGGAGCAGGAGTTACAGAAACAGAGCCTTGTGCTGGCGTTACTCTTTCCCAATCGCTCATCGTTTTTTCCTTCTATCAACGCTTCCGTCAGGATTTACTTTGTACTCGTAATTAGGATCGTAAGGGATGTTTTGAGCCTTCAAAACAGCTTTGATGTCTGTTTGTGGCACATCTGTTTCAACCTTTGGCACAGTCACATATTTACGCATTGTTTCAGGAACAGGCTTTTGCTGTGTTCCGTAAGCGTTAACAATGATGTTGCTACCAAACTCTTGTTGGTTTCTAATCATCTGTTGCAAGTTTTTCTTAGTTACAAGAATATCTTTGTAATTAGGAATTACCTCATCCAAGATGCGCTCGTCACCGCCATTCAATACGCCTAACTTGTTGGCTTCTTTACCTGTCAATTTAACTTGAGCGTGTAATGAAGTCAGCATTTGTCGAACACTTGGCTTTGCCAAATCAGCAGGTGTCAAGCCGTCAACATAGTTGTTGTACTTAGTAAGTGTGTCGTAATACAGTTTTGCACCAGTTACCTGATCGCCAGCAGTACCAGCTAAAGGCTTGTACAAGTCTGCTCGCCATTGACGAATGTCTTTGTTTGGCAAATTAGGTGGTGTTGGCTCTTTAAATGGATCGTAGCCATAAGCCTTGACCAAATCGCTTGATCCAACAGTAGTTGCAGGTTTAGGTGCAGGTACTTTGCCACCAGCAGGGCCACCAGCTACAGGCATATTGCCACCAGCAGGAACAGTTCCACCGCCAGCCATAGGTGCGCCACCAGCAGGTGCGCCACCGCCACCACCGCTAGGCATACCAGTACCAATGCCTTCGTCACCAAGACGCAATGCTTCAGCCCTAGAAATAGCTGGCTTGCTAATACCCAAGAATTGCATAGTGCTTCTAGGATCAGTTGCATTAGCGTTATAACGATAAGTTTCAGTATTGCCTGTTTTTTCGTTGTACTGGCTAATTTCTTTCCAATCAGGGCCTTTTGTAGCTTCCTTCATAGCGTATGTACGCATCCAAGATGGCAACAAATCGTTTTGTGCCGCATTTAGATTGGCCGCTCTTGGGTTGGCTGGAACAGCAGGAATTTCTCTTACGCCCATTGGTTGTGGAACATCTGTACCACCTTGACCAACGCCTTTACCATAAGGCCCAGCCATCTCTACTTGTTGCTGTTGTGCAGGTCGACCTTCAAGCTGTGCCATGTAATCGGCTAATGCTTGGTTTTCGCCTTCACGAATCTTCTTGGCTAATGCTTGTTGTTGTGTTTCTGCTTTATCAGCGTAATACGCACCTACGCCAGCATTAACCAGTTGGTTTAAGTGCTGTGTCCAAGATGGAGCAACAAAACGGCCTGAAACCATCTGACCCTCGGCCGCTGGTTGACCTGACAACATCTGCGCTAAACGCTGTGAACGGGCTAGTTCTTGTGCGTCTGTTTGATAGGCAGTAGGTACAGCTAATTGCTGTATCTGACCGCCAGCTTTACCAGTAGTATATCCATCACTCATGATTATGATCCTGAAGGCATTGGATTAGCAAAGTTCATAAACTCAGGGCCACCCTGCTCCATCAACATTTGTTGTTGTTGTGTAGTTGGGTTCATTGATGCGTACTTAGTGTACAAATCTTGTTGACCATAGCCGCCCTGTGGTGTGCCACCAAAAGGCTGTTGACGCAAAGCCATACCCAGTTTGATTGGGTCTACTTTGCTCATAGGATTCTTATTAACCCCCAACGCCTGTTGTGCCAATTGCGCTCCCTGTTGATTTAGGGCATTTTGAGCAACCTGACGGCCTGAAGTGTCCATAACTGGGGCTTGGCCATATACATCCTGTTGCATCGTCTGTGGAGCAAACTGAGATAGGTAGGGATTCATAGGAAACCTTTATAAATTGATGATTCTGCTGTTAGTACATTATCGATTTTTTTTACAATTTCGACAATAGATTCGTATTTGCTAGGGTGATGCTTTTTGATGTATTTAAAACGCTCAGAACTTTCGGCCATATAAGCGGTACAGTTCCAGCAATCTAGGCTTGAATGGGCCATAGACAGCCGTTCGTTAATAATTACATCTTTGCTACGCAGATAGTCAATAACTTCACTATCGCTCCAGCTTTCGATCGGCAAGTGATATTCGATCCCGTTTTCTACATATCCTGACTTTATTGGCGCACGATGGGCTTCTGAGTTACGCTGGCCACGAATTACCCCTGTAACGCCTAGCTTACGCATCTCTGCATCGCATGGAATCCAAAAGTTTTCGGCACAACACTCAAAGTAGCTACGCAACTTAAAGTCTTTGATACTTGTTACTGATTGCCCAAGTTTGGTGTAATTCACAGGAACTACATCTACAGGGTAACCATTAGCTTTAATCGATGATGGCTGGTCTGTTTTGATTTCGTGAAAATGCGTAACTATTGCTTTAATTTCACGCATCATCTGTTCAATCTCAGGAAAATTAGCCCCTGTATTGACCCAAACCACTATCGTTTTATCTAAATAATCCTTAACTAAATGCAAGCAAGCAAGGCTATCTTTACCGCCTGAAAACATCAATGCGACCTTTTCGTGGCGATTAAAGAAGTCTTGCATTAGAACGCCATAATTCCTGTACTTGCCAATCCCATCAAGCCGCTGGTCATACCTGCTTGACTAGACTGTGCCGCATTGGCTGACGCTTGGTTATAGTTACCTTCAGCAGTAGCCGCACCTAACAAGTCAGCACCTTTAGTGGTTGCTTGTTGGGGAACACTAACATAGCTAGGGTTGGTAACCTGTGCGCCAGTACGAACAGCGTTAAGGGTGTTAATTGGTTCGTTACGCTGATAAGCCGCTTCGTTAAAGCCTTGTTGACGGGCTTGTAAGCCAGTACCAAAACCTTGTGTAGTAGCACCTAAAAGCAGGTCGTTTTCACGCTGGTTTTGTATGCGCTGTGCTTCTTGATATGCTTTAGAACCAAGACCAATACCCTGATTAGCAAGGCGTTGCGCTGTTTGCTCACGACTCATCTCAATCTGTGGGGCTAAACGCTCCATGTAAGCGTCTTGATAATTCTGTCCTGCATCAAACCCTAAAGATGGCAAATCTTTTGTGCTAAACGGGTCTTGGATCATTTGCTCTACATAACCCAAACCTTTGCCAGTTAACTCACCAAGACCAATACTGGTCTGATTTTGATAATCAAGGAGTTTTTGCTGTTCAGGGGATAGGGTCTGTGTAACAGTCCACATTGCGTTACCCCATTGATCCTGATCGTTAGGATTCATGGAGTATGTCAGATTGCCGTAAGGCGTGACTTGATTTACACGATTAGCCGCTGCGGCCGTTCTAGCCGCATCTAAATCGCCCTGTGCTGTTTCTTTAGCCGCACCTCTGTAATCAGGTGGTGGGGGTGCTGACCCGCCTTTTCCCATATCTCTCTCCTATATACCTACATTTATCTTTCGTCATCACGAAAAACAACAAATCGCCTGAAGGAAAAACATCGAGTAGTCGGGCTTTTTCCTCAAAACCTAATTTTTTAACAAATTCAATCGATAACTCATTATCGCTAATTACTGGGGCTATTATATTCTTTACGCCCAATTGTTCAAAGGGGTAGTCAAAAATAACATTTAAGTATCTGCGAGTTAGCGGTTCTTCTACTGCAATATGCGTTGTAACTGAAACTTGGTTGTAATCTTCGTACCAAACACCTGCTGTGATCCGACCATCCTTAACCCAGCCTATCGTGCTGGAATTATGGGGAGTAAATATTGCGTTACATCTTTGAGCCACCCACGGGCCTACAATATTTTTATCGGTCAGGATCATTAAATCACGCTTCCACGCTCCATCACATAGTCAGTTGATGCCCAATGCAGTTCAATCCCCTGTGATGCCACATTTAAGTTTACTGAACCTGCGTAACCAAGTCCAGTAACTCCTTGCCAAATTTTTGTGGTCACTAAGCCACCACCCCAGTTCGCCTCATCCCACTCCGATACATCCCAAAGGCCTGTAGATACGATAGATGGGTTAAACGCTATTTGGTTGGTTAAAGGTGTTGTGTCAAAGTCTGTGGAGATGCCGCATAGCACAGTAGGTAATCCGTTGTCCGTCTGCAATATCGGCCGTACGAGAGTAAATCGCTTTTGCTGTCCTCTTGTTTCAAAGTAGTTGTAAGCCTGTTGGCAAGTGGCAACAATATTTGATCCATTATCGCTAGTTGCTTGATAAAAATCACCAACAATCCCATTACCACCAAAGTGTATATCCGCATCGCCTGAAACTTCCCAGCAATAGGCTTCGATTCCTGTAAATCTAGCCCAAGATTTAGTAATTGTGTGCATGACATACTGTTCCATCCCGTAATCGCTTGGAATGTTTAGGATCAGCATATTTTCACTAGCAAAATAGTTGATTTGCCAGCCAAAATTGTCGTAATACTGGGTAGCCGCTTGGCTAACAGCGTAGAAAATCTTATCGGTAAGGTTTATACGGGGGTCAAGACGAGAAGATTGCAATGCCGCTGTAAGTGGTACAAGACCATCTTGGGTTAAAAGCAGTAAATCGCCACCCCACTTAAAGAAACACCTACGGCTGAAGGTTTGACCCATCTGCCACACGCCCACTAATGACCAATCTGTAGGATCGCTAGGGTTTGAACCTTTGTAAACGATAATTTCACCCATGCTGGTGACAAATACGGCCATGTCATCAACACCATAACCCGCGTCAAGTGTCCAAGTACCCATTGCTTGCAGGTAACCGCCATTACGGGCTACACCGCCAAGTGGGAATCGGGTCAAAGCACCGCTAATTTCGTCAACGCCACCATACCAAAAATCTAAAGTGTCTTTTTCGCAGTAATACAAGCGGTTTTTGAACAAGTTGACATTGGCTAATGTGCTGGAATCTACGCCAGTTAGGCCAAATACTGTATATGTACCCACTACTGTAGCGTTTGCCGCTGGAGCGGTAGCCATCGTGTAAGTAAATGTGCTTGCCCCTGTTACATCAATAACATAAGTGCCGTTGTAATTGGATTCTGTAGCACCTGCGACAGTTATTCTGTTGCCATCTACCAAGCCATGAGGGGCGGCTGTAGTGACTGTAGCGGTTAAGTTGCCTGTACCGCCTCTAGTGATGCTTGAAATCGTCTGTGCGGTTGTTGTAGTGGCTTGTTTAGCCCATGCTGTGCCATCGTACACAAGGGCAGAATCTTCACCACTAACAGCAGTCAAAAAGTGGCCGCCTGAGTTAGTCAGGTTAATGTGTTGCCACTTGGATGTGGTCAATCCTGTAAAAACTTCGGTAAGCGTACCTTTGGTTTCGTAAATCTTATCGTTAGCAAACGCAAATAACTCGTACCCAACATCTTTGGTGTAATTCATCAAGCTATAAACTCTGCCAGCAATCCCTGAAGCGGTCAGGTTATAGCCCTTACGCAATGTCACATCGGTAGGTGTAGGGAAAAAGTTAACCATCTGAACAGCGTCAAGCGGTTGCATCTCTGCCAATGAATCCCTAGCGTTCCAACCCCCAATAGGGGCTGGAAGGGAAGAAGTCATAGCTGTTTGTCGTTTAGCGACTGCCATGATTAACTGCCGTAGCCAGTATCAGGAATATTAGCCCAGCCAATAAGAACAGCACTTGGGCTAGGAGCAAAGGACAATGTAGCAGAGCCTTTGTCGTTAGCTTTAGCGACATTCAGGTAACGGGTGTAATCTTGTTGCAACGCAGTAGTATCAAATGACTTAATTTGGAAGTATTTGAGTTTAGTCAAAAGCACCAATACAGAATCATCCAAGACGGATGTATCGGTATCGGCTGTAAAGCTGTTTTTAACTTGATTGGTTGCGCTTCTTGCCCAGCCTTTAGAGCGGTACTCAAAGCCAAGATATTCTTGTGTGTTATATGGTGGCCAAATTTGGAATGTATTGCCAAGAATACGCCAACGAACCCGTGGGCCTGTTGAAATATAGCCTGACTTAAGCCATTGCCATTGTTGTGCGTCTACTGGGCCAAGCATCTGCCAATGCTTTGTCTTGTCCCAATGTGTGTTATCTGTGATTGTTTCGTAATCAGGCGGCAACGGGTAGATGGTTTTACTGAATGTAACTGTGCCACCAACGCTTGTTGCTGAAGCCTTTTGGGTTGTAGTTAAGCTATTGCCGTCAATAACTTCGTCTACATAGGTATCTTGGGGGATTGATGTCCCAACGATGGAATAAGTGTTGTCCAGCCCTGCGGTACTAGGAATAGCAGTCAATAATTCGGTGTTATTGATAGTATCGCAGGTCGTGGTTATAGCTGTGGTGTAGAACCGATATTCCAGTTCCAATGCTTGCCAATCGTATTCTTTTACCAAATCGTACCCAGCACGATTCATCAGCGCAAGAATCTGTTGCACATCTTGGCTGGTGTTACCCTGCACATAAGTAGGTACGGCTAAGTTAAGTTCGCTGGTTACTTGCTGTACAAGTTCAAGCATTGTTGCTGACATATTAGGCTTCCTCTGTGGCTACCGCTTTAGCTTTACGGGGTTTTTTTTCACCAACAGCGGCAAGTATAGCGGCCATTTGCTCTTGCATTTGAGCCAGCTTCGCATCTGTTTCTGCTTTTATTTTAGCAGTTTCTAACTCTTTTTTGGCAAGTTCTTCTTTCAAAGCGTTTAATTCCTGCTCACGCTTATCGACTTCTGCCGCTGTAGATGCTAGATTTAAAAATGCCTTTGCCTTGTCACGAAACGCATAAGGTGACATACCTGCCGCCATGCCCATGCGCTGTAACTGTGCGTCAGAAGCGTTTGCCACGGATTCTACAGTCTTAAACTTCAATGCTCGTAGTTCTTCTGCTTGGCTTTTTGATACCAAAGGCCACTCAGATACGGGTGTTCCGACCACTTCCTCATCATCTGCGCCTACACGATTCATGTATTGCGCCCATTGAATAGGAAAGCGTTGCTTATGGCTGTTTAGGACATAAGTATCGATCTCGGTCAGGGTGTCACCAGCTACGCAAATATGTACAAAATCAAATTCTTTGTAAATATCCCTGCCAGCATCTAATGATTCTTGTTCTTGTTTAACTGCTCGTTTATAGAAACGAACCTGCAATCGGCTATCTGCGCCTTGCTCATCTGAAGGTAATGCCATTTTTAAATCTCCTAAGTGGTTAGGGTTAATTAAAATTAAAAAAGGGGCTACCCGTTAAGGTAACCCCCCGTTTTTACTACATTTTGCTATTAAACACTAGCCTTGCTAAACCAGCCATAATCGCCTGAAGCCATTGCAGTTGCAGGTGCTAGGTATGTACCAGCAGAAGCAGTAGCTACAAAAGTAGAAGCGTTAATAGAACAAGTTGCTGTAGAAGCTGTAATAGCCTCGCCAGCTTTAGCAAACACATAACGGAAGCCGTCAGAGCCAAAAGTTTCTAAACCTAATGGGCCTTGTGTTGGAATTGCAACACCAGCAGAGTTTGTATTGGTTTCAGCTAAGTCAACCAAATCAATGCCAGCGATAGGGAGCAATGAATATGCCATGATAATTTTTCCTTTATTTAGTTAGTTGATTAAGCAGTACCAGTCAACACACCTTGCAAGAAGCTGTTTGAACAAGTCAAGTTACCTGCCCAACCATACAACTTAACAATAGCGTCTTGGTTAATAGACTGACGCTCACCACCAATAGGAACGAAATTACGCTCTTTATGTGGGCGCAAGAAGATGTAGTTTGTGTTCAACAAATACATATAGTTTGCAGTTTCTTGTGCGCCATAACCGCCACCCAAGACCACATCAGCAGACATACCACCACCATAGAACTTCAATGATGCAAAGCCAGCCGCACCTTCGTCTACACCAGCGATACGCTGAATAGCTTGGAGTGAAGCAACATAACGCTGATACAAAGTGTTACCAGCAACGATAAGGTCAACCTTATCTGTGCCACGAACAGATTTGATAGCGGCTGTAGTCATTGCGGCTTGGATTACTGTAGAAGAATCAGCACCAGTAGTTGCTTGGTTCTGCCAGAATGTCCAGTTCGCACGATTGATACCACCATAAGTACCAGTTGTAGGTGAAGTAGAAACAGCGGCCGCTAGACCAGTAATGTTCTTACCACCATTGCCTGTACCATCACCATAGATGTCAGTAGAGATGCGGTTCAAGAGGCGAGCCTCAGAAACTTGCATACGGCCATCTAACAAGTCGATGATCTGTTCTTTGCTTGAGTTCTGCAACATTTCTAAACCGCTCATTGTTACGCTATCAGCGTACTGAGTGATTGAGAATTGAGCCGCAGAAATTGGGCTGTCAGGAGTGATGTTCAATACTTCATAGCCGCTGTATGAATTAGCGTTATTTGTATTTGGATCGTTGTACATGATTTCTTCCAAGATCACATTACCGCCTGAAAACGGGCGTACATTACCTTTGGAGTTCAATCGCTGAAGAATTGCATTGTTTTGTGTCAAGTTGTCTGCCAATACTCCGCTACGGCTTTGAATGGTGGTAGCGATAATATCGGTGATTGCTGAGTTAGCAAATGCCATGATATTTCCTTTATTAAATTAAGTTAAACCCTGCCGCCTTCTACATCAGCCAAATTGGCCATCAGTATCGAGCGTCTGTCCTTTGCATCTGTCTTAGACACTTGACCGCTAGGAGTAACGGATCGTGGACTAACAGCAGTTGCTTTAGCTTTTGCTACTTGCTGTGCCTTAGACGCTTGGGTACTTACTGATTTCAGGAGTCGTTCCTGTTCCAGTTTGTACGCTTCGTCATTCATACGCACCGCTTTGGCATAAGCCGTTTCTAGGTTTGGGGCTAAACCTCGCTCAAGTAGTTGAGCCATATCTTCCCTTACCATCTCAAAGTGCGGAAACCGCTCCTTGTCACTACGCACTCGTTGAATTTCATCGTTCAATCGAGCGTTTTCTTCCTGCTCCCGAATCGCTGACAGATGCTGAACTTGTTGCTGTGTAGCTTGAAGTTGTTGCATTAACTGTTGTTGATACGGGTCTACATACGCCTGTTCAGGCATCTGAAGTGCATCTTGATTTAATTGTATTCCATAATCTTGCGCTAGTCTATGGAACATATCTACCTTCTGTTCGTATGTCCCGTTAGCTAATGCGTAATGCGCTCTGCCTAAATTGTTGATCCAAGCAGATGGCGAAATACCATGCTTTTGTAATTCAGGAATAAATGGGCCAATAGCTTGTGTAAGTTCTCTAGCATTGTCAGCTTCAGCTTTGTAAGCAGATACGCCTTTCTTGTACTCAGCTTCACGCTGATTAGCGTATTCAGCAAACTTAACAAATTCCTCTTTGCTAAGTGCTTGGCCGCCCTTCATCTTGTCCCAAACTTCTACATACTCTTTTTTCCAAGTGGTTGGGCGTGTTACTTCGTCAGGAACATTACTAGCTTCTGCCACAGGCTCAGATTCTTGAGCGGTATTGTCTTGGCTACTGGCTTCTTGGGACTTACCTTTGAAGCGACCTTTTTCGTCACGGACTTTTTCGCTGTCGGCTTCTTCGTTGCCACCTTCTTGGCTGGCGTTTTCGGCTTGGATTGGATCGTCATTTACTTCAATCTCCTTTTCGATTGGTGCTTCTAATGTGCCTTCTTCTGCTTGTTCTAATGCGGCCTCAAGCATCTCTCTGCGGTCTAATTCTTCACTCATGTCCTGCTCCTTATCTAAGTTTTGCGTAAGTTACTTCAGCGATTGTGCGTTTAAGAGATTCACGCTCTTGGCGGCTTAATTCATGCTTTTTCTGAGCCATTGGGACATCGTTACCAATCTCAATACAGTTATTGCGTTTAAGGTTCTCACGATGCTTGGAACGGCTATCAACCCATTGGCCATCAGCCATGCTAATGTGGCCCTCAATGTCAGACATAACCATTGGGGCTTCTTTTGGGGTCATCTCCAGCTTTTGCTTCCAAGCCTCATCAGCTTCAGGGCCTTCAAACGGCAGATGCCAGTAAGCAAGGTACTTTTCCCTGTCATCAAACTGGGATTCGTCATATTCCTCATGGTCAACCTTGCAATGTGGGCAAGTAACTGTCTTTTTTACCAACGGCATTACATTCTCCTTATGATTTCAGGTAATTGATCGTATTCATGGGGTCTAAGTGTCACAACGCTGTCGTACCAACGGGCATTTTTCCAACGCCAGCAGACAAATTCTTCTTTAGGTAACAGGACTACGCATCTCACGCCCAAAGCACCAGCCAAGTGTGCAGTTCCCGTGTCTACAGTAACCACGCCCTTCATGGCCTTCATGTGGCTGGCTGTTTTTGACCAATCTTTCTTCCATCCGTCATCAGGCAATGGCTCAAAGTAGCCATCATCATCGGGATTTAGGGAATATGCGTCTGCTCCAGCCAATTCAAGCATATGTTCTTTGGAAATAGACTTAATCCAATGCAATGCGCCTCTAGATGCGCTCCAGTTCACGCCAATTTTGCGTTTTATGTTGCTTGGTTTAGCGTCAAGGTAACCTTCTGAAGCAACAACCTTAGTTTTTGTGATTGGGAATAGGTTTTTAGCGTAAGAATCCATGCAACTTAGGTAATAAGGCAGGGACATTGACCCGATCCAGTAGTCACATTCGTGTGCTGGGCCTTCTTCGGTCATGTTTGTCAGCATATCAATACATTCCATCTGACCTAAAAGCGGTGCAAGTGCTGGAACGGCTAAGATTACGACCTTTGATGCACCCAAAACCTTGAGTGCTGGCAGAAATCTAGCGTACATAAACACATCGCCATAGCCCTGCTCCATCTGAACAACAATAGATTTGCCAAAAAGGGATTCGCCACGCCATGTTTGTGGCTTTGCTGGCTCACGCAGATACGGCTGAACCTGATTGGCTAGGATTGCTGGATGCCAGCGGTACTCAAACAAACGAAAACCAGCGTCATAACGCCCAGCGTGTAGGTGTTCGTAGGCTTTCTTATATTCCGTGTGCGGATTTAGTGTAAGAGCAGTAATAGTGCGGCCTCATCGTCAAGTTCCTCTTGGCGTTTGGCTTCTAGCACTTGTAACTCGTATTGGATTCGAGCGACTTCCTGTCTGTAAGCTACTGCCGCAAGGATGTTATCCCGTTGCTTCTCAAGGTAGCTTATAGACCGCTGTAATTCTTGTGTATCGACTGGCGGTATACCAGCTTTAACCTCTTGAATTGATTGTACTTTAGATTGCTTAACTTTTGCAACAGGCGTTGGATCAATCTGTTCTTTAAACGCTTTCTTGCGATCAGCTTTTGCATCTTTGATTGCTTTTTCTAGCTTGCGTTGACGATCAGCGATCTTGGCAGATAACTTGCGTAATCTCTTAAGATCATCTTCTGTCCATGCCGCATCATCACCGCCAACCCGATTGTTATCAGGTGGTGGTGGGATGTAAATCTGAAATGCGTTATTTTGAAACGCATTAGCTTGAAAAGCTGTTGAAAACATTACAGAACTACCCAACGGCTACCGCTAGGGATAGTCACAGTTTGTCCTGAAGCTACAGTCATTGGCCCTGCACTCATAGCTGACGATCCGCTAGGGATTGAATAGCTGGCCGCTACTGTATTGCTGTTAACCACTAAGCCATTGCTTGCACTTACGGCAGGGGCAGTCAATGTGCCTGTGCCTGTTACATAAGTAAAGCTAGATGACAGGTTGGGCGTTGTTGTGCCTTGACCGAATGGTACATAGCTAGTTGTGTAAGTTACCGCTGGGCCTTTACTGTTAAAGGTATTCCAATCGGTACTTGTCAGATAGCCGTTAACTGAACCTGTGGCCGCTGGCATTGCCAATGTTGGCGTAGTGCCGCCTGTACTGGTAATTGGAGCGGTTGCAGATACAGAATTTACATAAGTTCCAGCAGGTTGCTTATTGTTAAATGTATTCCAATCTGTGCTGGACAAATAGCCATCTGTGCTGGTTGTTGCTTGGCTAATGCTAATAGCTGGAGTTGCACCACCACTTGAAGCAATAGGGGCTGTACCAGTTACGCTGGTTACTGTTCCGCTAGGCGTAGTAATAGTGAAGTTTGGATAAGTACCAGTAACGACTGCACCGCCAGCACCTGTGATGGCTACTGTTTGGTCAGGAGCGGTATTGGTGATAGTGAAGTTAGGGTATGTGCCGCTAGTGCTGATCCCTGTACCTGCTGTCAATGACACAGTTTGGTCAGGAGCAGAGTTAGTGATTGTCACCGCTCCAGTTGCGCCTGATACGCTAATACCTGTTCCTGCTACAGCAGAAGTTACGCCTGTATTGGTTACAGTTACAGAACCTGCCGCATTGCTTACAGAAATTGCTGTTCCTGCTGTCAAAGACGCATTAACCCACTTGCCGCTGGTTTGGTCACGAACGAGCAATTGACCATTTGAAGGTGTAGTTACTTGTACATCACCTTCGTATTGACCTAAAGCACCGCCAAAAGCAGGGCGAATAAACAATGATCCGTTAGCATCCGCATGGATTACGGCACAAACTTGTACTTTAGCGTTAGGTGCGGCTGGCAAAGTCTTTGTAAGACCACCAGTTACAGTTGGGTCATAGTAAAGGATTTGACCATCTACCCATGCTTCTGCACCGCCAGTAGTATCAATGCCACGCACTAAACCAAAAGCAGTTACATAAATCCAATCGTTTAATGCACCGCTTTCAGTAGCCACGCCCATCACATAGGATGCGGTAGAAGCTGTTAAACCAGTAGCAGGTGCGCCAGTAAGGCCACCACTTGAGCCTACTGTGCCAGTAAACATAACTACTTGGCCTTCGGTTACAGCGGCAGAACATTTGATACGGAAATAAGTTTCTTCACCAATTTGCTGTACTGCGTTACCGCCTTCCATTACTAGGCTAAGTGTCTGAATAGAATCGGCATTGTCCCAATACAAAGTACCTTGCGCTGTCGGCAATGTGGCTGGGGTAATGTCAAAGTCTACGGAATTAACATTAGCAATGTCACCATTGTCTGTGATCGTTACTGTAGAGTTTTGGATTAGCTTGCCAGTTGTTGTGTCAAAGCGAGCAATGGCGTTATCTGTGGCTGAAGCTGGGCCTACTACATCACCACCTGCATCGGTATTGTCTACCTTCTGCCATATTGTGCCGTTATATACCGCCCAATCCCCTACTAACCAATCGGTAATGCCGTTAAGGTCTGTGTTACCTGCGACATCCACAACATAGTAATAACCTTTAGTACCAACAGATGATGTCAGCGTAGGTGTGTTGGTTGATGCGTTCCATGTACCTTGATAGCTTAATGCACCCAATACTGCGGCTGGAAGTTCTGAAACAGGCACTTTTCCAGTAGCGTCAAGGGTTGCTACGCCATTGGCTGAACCTGCATCTTTAGTAGAAGCTGTGCCAAGACCAGTAATGTCTGTGTTTGGAATGGTCGATGCCGCTGTCATAGCGGATGTGCCATTGCCCTTTACATAGCCAGTTAATGTGGCCGCACCTGTACCGCCATTGGCTACAGGGACAGTTCCAACTAATTGGTGGTCAGCGTTCCAATCTGACGGCTCGATAAGCGTGTCATCACCGCTATCAGGTATTGCTGATACCTTTAAATGCTTGACTGTAATAGCCATTATTGAACCCCAGTAATTTTGCCATCAGGGCCACGAACCACAGTCTTAGGCTGGCT